GATGCCGGCGGCCTTGAGCTTGGTCAGCGTGGCGTTGACCTTCGCGATGATGGCCGCCGAGTCGGCGGATGCGGCGAGCTGCGCTTCGGCCGCCTGCTGGAGCACGCCGCCGCGCGCGCCGGCGGTCGGCGCGGGCGGCGTGAACGTAGACGGCTTGCCGGTGATGGCCGACCATGCGATGGTGGCGACGCCTTCGGCGAACGGGGTGCCGTCGGGCTTTACCAGACGCACAGGGATGGCGAGGCCGGCCTCGTCGGCCTCGTCGGTTTTCTGCACTACGAGCGTCTGGGTGAGGGGCGCGGCCATCACTTGGCCGCCCTGCCGGTGGAGGTCGGCTTCTTGAGCACGGCGATGCCCTTGGGGTCGAGGATCGCGTAGCTGTACATGGCCTCGGTGCGGTAGGCGATCTGGTTGACGCCCTTGAGGTCCTTGCCGGTGTTGTCGGGGTCGCCGTATTCGATGATCTCGCTCCAGATGTCGCGCACCATGCCCCAGCGGATGAGGCGGAAGTCGCCGAGGAAGGCGAGGATGCCGGTCGCAGGGGTGATGAGGCGGCCGTTGACCGTGCCGGACGTGGCGGCGGGGATGCCGTCGAGGTTGCCGACCTGGAGGTTGATCGGGATTTCCGGGTAGAAGCGCTGGCCGGTGGAGGGAACGCGAATCTTGCGCAGCTCGTTCGCCATGGTCTTGGACATGGCGATGCCGTTGATGTCGTACTCGTCGCTGACGGCCTCGGCGAGGCTGTCGATGTCGGCGACGCGGTCGTCGGTGGCCGGCACGCTGACCGCGCTTTTGGCGAGCGCGTTGAAGCCTTCGAGGGTCGTTTTCTTCTTGGGGTCGAAGGCGTGGTAGATGACGTAGTCGAGGACGCGGCCCATCGCTGCGGCCTGATCGGCTTGGATTTTGCTGATGATTTCCAGTTTGGCGTCTTCGTCGGCCCACTGGAGCTCGTTGCTGAGGCGGGTGGTGGTCTGCACCTTGAAGCGTTTGCCGACGACCGGGGTGAGGGTTTCCTCGTAGCTGGACTTCTGTGCGCCTTCGGCGACGACCTCGGCTTCGGAATTGCCGGTGAAGACCATGTAGTCCTTGTCGAGGAAGAGCTGGGGTTCGCTCGGGGAGAGCGCGGCGATGGTGCTGGTGTCCTTGGCGCGCTTGGTGATGGCGGTGGCTACTTCCTTGGGGAGCAGCACCTTGCTGGTGTCGAGTGCCATGATGATGGTTTCCTTTCAGATGAGGGGTGAGGAGGTGTTGGCCGGTTAGAGGCCGAGGTTGCGCAGGTAGTTGACCATGCTCTCGTTCGGGCCTTTGCCGGACGGCTGGCGGTCCGCGCCGTGCACGGCCGGGGCCTTGGGTTTGGGGTTGAGCAGCTCGTGGATGCGCTTGGCGTGCGATTGCATGGCTTCGAGGCTGTCGCCTTCGATCACGTCGGCGGGTACGCCGGTCTCGGCCGACGCCTGCGCCTTCCACTCGGCCCGCTGCTTGGCGGTTTCGTAGGAGGCGACCTTGTCTTCGAGTTCCTTGACGTGTTTGGCGGCCTTTTCCTGTTCGGTCATGCTCGCTTCCTTGAGCTTTTCCAGCTCGTCGGCGGCGGCCTTGTTGGCCTTCGCTTTCTTTTCCCAGTCGCGCGAGTGTCCGAGGGCTTCCTTGTATTTGGCTTCCCAGTCGATCGGTTCGCCGACATCCTCGGATTCGGAAGACGCGGCTGGCTGGTCGGCCCCGCCGGAAGCCATGCCGCCTTCCGGCGGGGCCGCGACGAATCGGACGTGACGGGGTGTGTGGTTGAGGAACATGGTTGTTCTCCTTGTGGTTGAGCCCTTTCCGGGCATTGAAAAAGCCACCCGTGCGGGTGGCTGAAAACTTGGATGCCCGTCTTCGGGCATTGAAAAAGCCACCCGCATGAGGGTGGCTTGAATGGGCCGGCGCTATGTCGTCTGGGCCAGTTCTTTGTCGAGGGCCGAGGCGTATTCGTCCTTGTCTTCATCTTCGAGCAGTCCGAAGGCGTCGAGCAGGGGTTCTTGCGGCACGGTTACGTGGTTTTCGAGGATCGCGGCGATGAGCCAGCTCAGGGCGTAGTACTGTTCGCCGGCGGCTAGGCCGTAATCCAGTTCCTCGGCTTCCTCAAGGACGTCGCAGTATGGCCTCAGCCGCCGGTATGCGGCTTCGCATTGCGAATCTGTTGCCATAGCTTCTCCTTTTGCTGCGGCACGACTGGGTGTGCCGTGTGGACGGTGAATCGACCGCCGGTGTTTCTGGTTTTCTGGAGCCACACGCGGACGATCTCGTCTTCCACTATCTTATACAGGGTTTGACGTTCCCTGCCAGCCGGTATGACGAGGTCGGGAGCCACGACGGTCTCCTCTACAGCCCACTTGATTTTCTTCTCGTCCCATTCCTTCGGAAAATGGGTCTTGCCGGGTACTGTCGCGTCGGGACCGTGGTTCTCGAAGACATGATCCCATGTTTTCGCCCGTGGCTGGATGACCTCGGCGGGCCATTCGGCCGATAGTTCGAACACCCCAGAGGTGAGCTCGTCGGGAAACATGTGGTTCATGGTCTTCATTACGGCATTGGTTTCCGAAGTGCCAGCTCGTGATTTCGCGGCCTTGTACATGCGCTTGAACTTGTCGGGGTCGTAGCCTTCGAGTTTGGTCTCTCCCCATGAGGGGACGATCTTGCAGTCGCAGTCGTGGTGGTATCTGTTCCATTTGCCGGCGGTGTCCTCGCTGGCATAGACGAAGCCTCGGGATGCGAGCATGGCGCAGAACGCGCAGGTCTTTCCTTGGGGGACTCGCGCGTATTTGGGGCGGGTGGGGTCGTTTTGGGCGGTGAAGCGTCCGGTGAGGCGTGCGGTCTCGTTGATGATGTCCTTGGCGAGGCGCGCCCAGTCGTCTTCGGTGTAGCCTTGCGTGTTGACGGCCCAGAGGTGATCCATGGTCAGGCCGGCTTTGCTTCGTCCGTTGATGACGTCGGTGAATTTCGCGCCGACGTGCATGGTGTTGTTGTAGCCGCCGACGATCTGCCAGAAGGCGCGGTCTGAGCTGACCTGCGCCTCCTTGTAATCGGGCATGGTGATGCCGGCGGCTTCGGCCCATGCGGCTCGCACGTTCCTGTAGTAGTCCTGTGCGATGAGGTTGGCCTTGCGCGCGTAGTCTTCCAGTTGTAGGCGGGCTTGGCCGGTGGGATCATCGCCGAAGTAGAGGCTGTTGGGCACCATCGTCTTGGCCTCGATGATGAGGTCGGACAGTTCGTCCTGGTAGTTGTCCCACAGGTCGTTGAGGTGGCTGTTGAACGCTTTACGCTGCGCCGGGCTGAGGTTGCTCGGCGGCAGGCTGTTGCTGTCCATTCTCGGCCTCCGTTCCGGTGGCGGTCTGATCGGCGGCGTGCAGGCGGGCGCGTAGCGTGTCCACGGCCGCTTCGGTGCGTTTCTGCTTCTCGTAGGCCCGGTGGGCTTTGATCTCGTCCAATGTCAGGCCGGCGCGGGTGAGTCCCACGTCGCTGTCGGCGAAGTCGGGGTTGGTGGATGCGACCTTCTGGTACCAGTCTGCGCGGGCGGCGTCGCTGGTTTCCTTGACCGGTGCCCAGATGGGGCGCAGTTCGCGCAATGCGTCGGGGTCTGCGCCCTGATAGGCCAGTGCGATGCTCATGGCTTCCTTCAACGCGCGGCCGAAGCGCTTGTTTTGCCGGTCGGCGGTGCGGGACAGTTTGCGTTCGGCTTCGGCCATCGCCTCGGCCGAGGCGGGGTTGTCCATCGTGATGCCGAGGTCGTTGACGGGGATGTCGGTTTCGGAGCTGACCATGAGGGCGATGGTGCGCAGCATGTCGGCGTGCGGGGTCATGGATGCCTGCTGGAGCTGCTGCATGGTGGGTTTGTCGCCGTTCTTGTTGGCGGGCATGCCGTTCATGACGCTCACGATGCTGCTCCATGTGTCGTCGGTGAACTTCTTCGACGCTCCGATGAACCACACGCGGGGGGCTGCATAGAATTCGGCGGTGGCCTCCATGCGCACCATGGTTCGCAGGCCGAAGTCGGTCAGGTTCATGAGCGTGCGGGTGATGCGGCTGTTGCCCAGCGGATGGTAGGACTGGGCGTCGTTGACGAGGGGCACGACGCTTGGCCGGTCGAGGTGGGTTTCGATCGTCCGCGCCGTCCACTGGCCTTCGCTGTTGTCGATTTCGTAGACCTTGCCGGGCAGCCATGCGGTGAACGCGGTGATGCGCCCGGTTCTGTCGTCCTTGTCGGTGATGGTCAAGGCCGAGCCGAGGCGGCGGCGTCGGCGGTCCCAGATGCCCGCGCTCCAGTCGGCCGAGCGGGGCAGCATGAGGATGCGGCCGGGTTCGTCGGGGTCTTCGTACACGGTGATGAAGCTGCATCCGTGGATGTAGGCGCTAGTGATCGCCTCGGAGATGTCGGTGTCCCATGCGTTGTCGTCCACGAGCTCGTCCACCTGCGCTTGCAGCGGGTCGGGCGCGTCGAAGCCCTCGAACACGTTGAGGTCGGCGAGCGCTCGGACTGCTTTGTTGGGCCATCCGATCATCGGTTTGGCGAGGGCGCGCATTTCTTTGGGGATGCTGTAGGCGACGCCGTTGTATCGGTATCGGGCTTGGTAGTATTCGGCTCTCAGCATGTTGCGCGCGTAGTGGTCGCGCCATGTTGTGAGGAGTTTTTGGATGGTGGGCATGTCGTCGTCTTCGACGCCTTTGATGCGGGTGATGTTGGCGGATTGGACGGCGAGGTAGGCGTCTTGTGTGGCTGGGTTGGTGATGGCGAGGCCGTTGTGGTCGGTGGCGGGCATTAGAACCATGTCTCCGTTTCTTGGGTGGGGTCTCTTCTGGTGGTCATGGCCCCGTGGAGGGCGAGGGTGACGGCGTTGAGTGGGCTGATGTCGGTGTCGTCGTCGGGTCGGTTCCATCCGAAGAGGCCGTTTTTGCCGATGGGGCGTGTGGTGGCTTTGTTGGCGGCTTGCCAGAGTGGTTGTTGGCCGTCTTCGGGCAGGTGGGTGAGGGTGCCGTCTCTGAGCATGTCCTGGAGGCGGCCGCAGGCGCGGCCCATGTCGGTGGCGGCGGTGACGGTGACGGTGACGCCGGCCTGGGCGAGGTCGGGCAGGAGCGCGGTGGCGGGGCTTTGCCCGTCGATGACGAGCGCGGCGGTTTGTTCCCAGACCTTGTCGATGAGGTTGACGGCCCACATGGTGCCGTCTTGGTTGGTGTCCCGGTATTCGGCGAGTTCGATGTGGGCGGTGTTGTCGTCGTATCGCATGCATGCGCCGATGGTCAGGCGTGTGCGTTGGGGGTTCATGTCGATGCCGAAGCTCATGACGCCGCCGGGGCGGCGGCGCTCGATGGTGGCTTCCTCCCATTGGCGGCGGTCGATGGCTTGGCTGAGGGCGTGTTCGTCCCAGATGCCGAGGGCTTCGCGCCGGAAGTCGTCGCCGGTGAGGTTTTCCCACAGGTTGGCGATGGATTCGTCGCTGGTGTGGGACGGGTAGCTGGGGTTGGCTTTCCTCCATTGCTGGCGGTCGAGGGGGTCGGCGTCGCGGTCTGCGGTGAATTCGACGTAGAGGGTCGAGTGGGTGCGGCCGGCGCGCGCTTTGTCCCTGAGGCGGGTGAACGCTTCGCCGTTGTCCCTTGGGCCGGGCGGGGTGCCCATGTAGATGGTCTGGGGGTTCCAGGCGCGGTTCTGTGTCGGCAGCATCGACGCCATCGCCGAGTCGGACAGGTGCTGGGCCTCGTCGATGACGAGCAGGGCGATCTTCTTGACGCCGCGCAATGCGCCGCGTTCTCGCGCGCGGAAGAAGATGCGCGACCCGTTGCGGAAGCGTATCTCCTCCTTGCCGGCGGCCAGGGATATGCCGTGGTCGGGGTCAACGAGACCGCTCATTTCCGGGCGCAGGACGATCGCGCACAGGCTTTCGAACGTGTCCTTGATGACGCTGAAGTGCTGGGCCGTCCACACGATGCGCATGCCGGGGGTTCGGGCGGCGCGGTGTATCGCGATCCAGCCGATGTCGTAGGTCTTGCCGGTCTGGCGCGGGATCGACAGCACGGCGTTGCGGGCGCTCCAGAAGCCGTCGGCGCTTTTCGCGAGGATGATCCGGTTGATCTGCCGCTGCCAGACGTCGAACCGGTCGCCCGCCGCTGCGGCGAGCCTGTTGAGGCTCGGCTCTCCGCTGGTGTACAAATCGTCGGGGATGATCTGGCAGCTCGCCCCGTCAATCCTCGTGTTCATCCAATCGTTCGTCCTCCGTGTCCAGGGCCTGCATGGCCGGATCGTGCCCGTTCGACGCCTTGTCGATCGCCTCGATCTCGGCGCTCATGTCCGCGAGCCGTTTCGTCAATGACGCGAGGTCGCGTGAGCTTATCGACCCTTCGTCGAGCTTTTCGGCGATCAGGTTGCGCATCGCCACCAGGAGGCGGCGGCGATCCCCGGAAGCGGCGGCGTTGCTGACCCTATGGGACTTCGACGAGCCCTTCGACCGGGTGGTTTTCGACGTTCTGGACACCAAGACGGCCTCCGTTCGAGTGTGGAAAAAAGCCCGGGGGAAAAACGGCGCTTTGCCCGTGGTCGCCCCGGCGGGGCCGGGTGGGGTCTACTCCCCACCCCCGAACCAGTCCGAGCATCGGATCGGCCCGGATTGGGTTGGCTCTGTGCGCTGTGGGGCCTTGCCCTGGGCGATGAGCTGGGCGACGCGCTCGCGCGCCCATGCCAGGCTGTGCGTGCCTTTGATGGCGTTGCACCATCGGTGCGCGGGCCCGCTGTTGTCGTGCGTGAGCGTGCCGCCGCGCGCCAGGGCGATGGTCTCGTCCACGACGAAGCTGTATGGATGCGGTGCCTTGAGCTCGTAGTCGATGGGCCGATGGCAGATGTAGCAGTCGGCCCGCATGTGCCGCCACCGCTCGCGCTCGCGCCGGCGGCGATAGCCATTGCTGTACCGCGGATTGCCCACGCACGTCTCCAATCGAACGCCTGTACGGATCGACAGACTGCGCTCGCCGGCGGGAAGAAGAGGAAAGAACCGCCGGCGAGACGTCTGTCTGTGGTGGTTTCTCGGGTGCCGCATACGCCGGTTGCGCACGGTGCCGGCGGCGGCTGGCGGATGGTGCGGGATTCGAACCCGCGAAGCATGAGGTCGGTTGTCATGCCTGCCCGCCTAGCAAGCGGGTGCCTTCGACCGCTCGGCCAACCATCCAAGGGGATCGGATACGAAAAAAGCCCATCCCCGATGGGACAGGCTTTTCCGATACTCCGATTACACGCGACAGCGTAACACGAAACCGTCTCACGTTCAAACGTCGCCGCCGTCGCGCTCGGCGCGATCCTGCGCGCAGGCCAACAGCTCCATGATGTTCCACTCCCAATAATGCCGGTCGATGCGCCGCGTGGACGGCATCTTGCCCCGGCTGCGCCAGTTCGCCAAGTCCTTGCCCGTCACGCTCACACCCGTGTTCTCCCGCACCCATCGGGCGGCGTCGGCCTGCGTGCGCGTGATGTGCATGAGCCCCGCGCTGCGCAGGTACTCCAACCGCACGCGCTTCAAGTCGAGCCATGCGCCGCATTCGGGGCACACCGTATACCGCGCGGAGCGGGCGGCGTAGATCGGCGTGCGTATCGGCTCGTCGTCGTCCCCCTTCGTGTTCAGGCAGTTGGGGCATACGCCGACAAGACGGCGCTCGCCGGCGTGCGTGGTGGCGGTTTCGACCTTTTCCGATAGGCGGATCAGGTCGGCGTATAGGTCGCCGGCCGTGTAGAGTCGTGCGAGGTCGGGCATGTGGTGCAGCAGCAGGCGGGTGATGTCGGCCCATTGCATGAGGGTGCGGGGCCGGTCGTATCGGTCGTGGCCGATCGGTTTGACGCCGAGCATGCCGCCGGTGAGTTGCAGGTGCGTTTCCACTGCGGAGTACAGGGCTTGGGCGGCTTCGTTGACCGGCGGGGCCGCGTATGCCCTGTTGCCGTGGCGTGGCGAGCGTTCGCGGGTGGTGGCTTGTTTGTAGGCGATCTGTTGGAGGGCTGGCATGCCGGCCTTCAGGAGCCATGCGAGGCGTTTCGCCCAGTCCTTGACGCATTCCTTGCACAGGTTCGCGTCGCCGGCTGGTTTGCCGCAGGCCGCGCATGTTCGTTGTTCCATCATCCCCGCCCTTTCGCTGGTGCTATACTCGCTTGTTGGACAATGCGAGCCTCTGCCGAAAGGTGGGGGCTTTTACTTTCCCGAAGCTGTTCCCGACGTGGTGGATTGGCCGGGAACGGCTTGTTTTCAACGGTTTGCTGACTTTCCTTAACTTTCTCTTCTATTGTCGCCGATGCCGGCGGGTTTTTCCGGCGCGGGTGCCGGGTGGGCTTGCAGGATGATGGCCTTCACCTCATCGATGGGGATGCGCAGGGATCGCGCGGTCTCTTCCGGCGGCACGCCCTTGCCGTGCCATTCCACGATGATCTTCCTGACGCCTTCGGTGACTCTCACGCCCGTGCCTCCTGCCGGTCGAGCTGTTCGCATGCGGAGTGCTTGGCGCACATTTGGGCGACGCGGCGCATGCACTTGCGGATCGCGCCGCCGTAGGAGAGGGCGACGACGGTGAACCGGCCGAAGCATTCCGGGTGCGTCACGTCACGGCCGGGCGTGGCGGTGCCTCGCATGATGGTGACGGGGCCTAGCTGCCAGGCGGTGATTTTGGCGTCGATGTTGTTCATAAGATTTCCTTTCTTGGGTCGTCATTTGACCCCGTATCGGCGGCCGCCCCAGATGCCCTGCAACTGGTAGCCGTCGATCCGGTTGTGCTCGTCGGCGAACCGGCGGCACTCGCCGATGACCGGGCATGACCGGCATATGGCGAGCGCGGCCGCCTGTTCGTATGGTTTGCCGCTGAACCAGAGTTCGGGGTCGTGGTCGCGGCATGCGGCCTGATGTCGCCAGTCCATGGGTTATCGGCCGTCCTTTCGGTAGGGGTTGGCGCGTTCCACGATGGCGAGTTCGTCGAAGTGGTTCATGGCGTCGAACACGGCCTGTTTGCCTTGTTCGTAGGCTTCGGCGAGTTCGTCGGACTGTTCGGCGTCCATGATCGAACCGGCCTGCGGCCTTGTGAAGCCCGCCGTCCTGAGCCTGCGTTCGATCTCGTAGAGGCCGATTGGTTCGCTGTCGCAGGTGAAGACGATGCTCAGGCGTTTCATGACAAGTCCTTTTGCAGCGCGCGACGGCCGGCCTCGGTGATGGCATAGCGTCCGTATCCGACGTCTTGCGTGTATCCGCGTTCCTCCAGGGATTGGAAGGTGCGTTTGTGGTTGCCGTCGGCGGGCTGCATGTCGCCGTGGTTGACGAGCTGGAGCAGCACACTCTTCTGCGCGTAAGTGAGTCGTGGTCTCATTTGACGCCTCCGCTCAGCGGGTCGATGAGCTCGCAGCTCATGGCGTCGATGCGCTCGCCGGTCTTGACGGTCAGGCACAGGCGTTTGACGTCGCCGGTACGCCGCACCTCCTGCGTGACGGTCTGCACATCCCGTTCGCCGAGCTGCGCCTGTTCGCCGAGCCCGTAACCGACGGCGAGCGCCGCGAAGGCGATCACCGTAGCGGGCGCGATCTTGATGGCGTATGGTCTGCCGTTCCTCATTGTTCCTTCTCCGTTCCGTTGATAAAACTCCATGCGCTCACCGCGACCTGTTTCCACCATTCGAGCTCGCGGTCGGCGATGCGCTTGCCGCTCTCATACACGGTCGGACGCTCGCCGTTGTGTTCCCAGAGGTTGATGGCGAGTCGTTCGATCTCGCCGGCGGTGGGTTGTGTGGCGTTTATGGATTGTTCGATGCGGATGGCGAGCGCGAGCGCATCGTTGTGGCCTTGGGTGTATCCGATCACGTAGGCCTCGTGGGCCTTGGCCGGACTGTCGCCGAGTCCGGCGTCGGCGAGCGCGTTCAATGCCTGTTGTGTCAGGTCGATGCTCATGCGTCTTCCTTGGTTTGGTTGGTTTGGCTGAATTGTTCGAGATGGGCGATCCAGCGCAGCAGGGCGAGGGTGACGGTGTCCCGGTACATGTCCTGCGTGAGGTAGCGTCGCGCCGAGTTTGATGGTGGTGCCGTCCGTCTGATCGCACATGATCCGAATGCGCGTCATATGCCCGCCTTTCTGTGTTTGCGTTCCGCCTTCCATTTCACGTGGTAGAAGAGGAACGCTTTGAGCGTGCTCATAGGCTCCCAGAAGTCGCCGTCCGGTAGGTCGAGTTGCCACCATTGACCGCAGACCGGGCAACGCCATACCGGATCAGAACCCTCGGGCTTGCAATACTGACTACTCACTCCCCCGCCTCCAGTTCGCTGATGTCGGTCGGAATGCCGTATTGGTCGCAGTGGATGCGTGTGCTCATTGCTTGTCTCTTTCCCGTTTGATGAGTTCGTCGATGAGGACGAGGGCGAGGTCGGGGTAGCCTTGCTTGAGTTTTGCCCATGTTCTGGCTTCGACGCCGACGGTGTGGGCGACGAGTGCCGTGAGTATGTCGTACTGTTGGCGCGTCCACGCGATCTTTTCGCCGTAGTCGATGACTCGGCATAGGTACCATCGGGCTTTTTCGAGGTCTTCCAAGGGCCGGCCCTTGCTGTGGTAGCGCCACAGGTACTTGCAGCAGTTCCCAAGGCAGAAGGTGGTGTCGGCGGTTAGGTCGATGCATTCCATGCCGGGGTGTGAGTCGGTGTAATGCTTCGGGCTGTTGACGGGGTCGTTGATCCAGCTCATTGCCTGTCTCCTTGGGTGCCGGTTCGGATGATGTCGAGGTAGGCGGTGTAGTCGTTGATGTCCCGACGGATGCAGTCCTGGACTCGGTGGGTGCCTGCGTGGTTTTGGTAGGGGTTGCCGCCGATGGCTTGGTCGGCGAGGCGCAGGGTGGTGAGGTCGAGTTTTCGGTGGTGGAGTCCTTGGGTGATGGGGTGTTCGAGGTGGCGGCTGAGGTGCACGTCGAGCTGGCGCAGGTCGAAGTCCACGTTGGTTCCTGCGGGGTGGAGTGTGTATTGGCTGAGTTGGTCGTTGAGGAATTCGTGGATGCTGAGCGCGGTGTGCTTGTAGTCGTAGCCGGTCTTGGGTGCTTCGGCGCAGGCGAGCATGAGCCCGTTGGCGAGGTGCATTTCGTAGGCTTTGAGCATTTCGGGGTGGTTGGCCCAGTTGCGCACGTTGTCGGGGTGGACGATCAGGTGCAGGCTGTCGCCTCGGGTTTCGGCTTTCAGGTCGGTGACCTGCATGCCGACTTCCAGGAGTTCGCACTGATTGGGGTCGAGGCCGGTGGTTTCGGTGTCGATCCATAGGAGCATGTGGGGTTTGGCTGGCGGTTTTGGCGGGTTGAGGGGTTTGCCGCTGACGGTGATGTCGTGTTGGGTGTTCATTGGTCGCCTTTCTTGATGTCGATGTGGGTGGGGAGGTTTTCGGGTGGCGGGCAGGGATGGCGTGTGCCGTCCGCGTGGAGTTGCTGCCAGCCGCCGGTGCGGTAGTAGACGGGTTGGCCGATGGGGTCGTCGCTCATGCTGACGAGGTAGCCGAGCTGGTAGGCGCGGTTGGGGTGGGCGTGCACCCAGCCGTGGCATCCGGTGGTGCCGCTGCCGCAGAGGGTGAGGAGGTTTTCGGCCTCGTGCAGGCGTTCGTAGCCGCTGCCGTGGCTGCGCATTCTGCGGTGGTGGATGCTGAACCCGCTCCACTCGGTGTCGATGCTGCGGCCGCAGATGGCGCATTTGCAGCCGTCCCTTGCGAGGACTTGCCGGCGGGTTTCGGTGGTGGGTTTTCGTTTCATGGTTTTCCTTTCCGGTTGAGTTCCGTGACGACTCGTTCGGCGGCTTCGGTGGGGTCGATGCCGGTTTTGACGGCGGCCCAGAAGCTGCCGACGATCGAGCCTTCGAAGCTGCCTTCTGGCACTTGGCTGAGGATGTGCTCTTGCAGCCACTGCTCGTCGCAGATGCCCCACGTGTACCGGGGTTTGGCCGGTTTGGGCAGATGGTCGAGATATGCGCCGTTGGAGAGCCATCGGCTCATGTTGGGCGCGTACTGGGGTCGGTCGATGGTTTTGGCGTAGGCGACGACGGCTCCGATGAGCTGCGCTTCCGTCACGGCGGACGTGCCGTCGTGCCCGGCCACGGCTGCGGCCCACGCTTTCTCGGCTTCCCGTCGCGATCCGGTGTGGCGTGGGTAGGCGTTCCACGCCGTGGCGAACGGGTCGGCCAACGCCCTGGCCTCGGCCTCGGCGACCGACGCGGTTTGCTTCGATCCCGGCCCGGAGGGGTCAGGGGAGGAAGAAGGCATGGTTTTGGTTTGGTTAGGTACGGTAGTGCTTCCTGTTTGCTTTGTTGAAGTTGAAGCAGTCTGCTTCGCGTCTGCTTCGTTTTGCTTCCTGTTTGCTTCGGCTTTCGCCCTGCGGGACTCGCCCGACGCCTTGCCTCCGGCGTGGCCGGCGACGACCTTCTTCTCGTGCAGTTCGGCGGCTTCTTCGGGCGTAAGCGGTTTCTTCTGGTTCTTGAAGCTGCCGAACACGGCGAGGCCGCGACGGGTCACGACCCTGTACACGCCTTCGCCGGCCTCCTCGAAGAGCCCGTTTTCAACGAGTTCGCGCACGAGTCTGACGGTGCCGCCCACGCTTCTGACGCGCTTGAGGTCGAAGGTGCCGTCGAACGAGTCCGGCCGCGTGTATATCTGGTGGTCGCACCACGTCACCATCGTCGCGTACAGTCCGCGCGCGGCCATGCTGCTGTCCTGCACCGCAGGATCGAAACCGAAGGTGCTGTCGAAGTTCACAGACATGGCGCGCCGCCTTCACGACATGCGATAATCGACTTATGAGCAACGACAAGAAGACCCAGCGCTGCATGTGTGTGACGATTGATTTCGAGCAGCTTACGTTCGGTGAGCTGCGCAAGTTCGTCGAACTGACGGCAGATCGTGAGGACGATGAATTTGTGTGCGTCAACGACAATGACGGAGTGCCGGACGGCTTTATGGCGTATGTGGACGCAGAAACCATAGACGTCGTGCCAACCGATGAGACGTCGGAGCGCTGATATCGACCACATCTTTTCCTGAGCCACCCCGTTGCGGGTGGCTTTTTTGTTTGCCTGCTGCATATAAGCCTCTCTCAATGTGTGGTTACTTGATCTCGCCGGTGGTCGGATCGACGGCCTCTCCTCTGTCGGTCTCGTCAGCATCGTCGTCGGGATCGGGATAGTCGGGCGCGCTTTCCTCGAACGTGGCGAGGCTGTCGTGGAGGTTGTCGTACAGGACCGCGCGGCGTGCGTCCTTCGGATAGGTGAGCAGCCGGTTGATGACCTCGGCGCAGTCGATGATGTGCTGCGCGAGCGCGTCCGTGTCGTACACGGCCTCGGTGTACGGGTCGATCTGGTGGAACTTGTCGAGGTAGGCGTCTTTGGTTTCGAGCTGCATCTTGTGGTTGACCGCGCGGCGGAAGTCCACGGCCGCCTGCTTGATCTTCGCGCACGAGCTGTTGAAGTCCAGCAGGCTCAGCGGGCTCATTTCGTCGGGTATGAGCGCGTCCTGGACAAGTCCAGAGTCATTTTTCTTTGCCATGAGGGTGTCCTTTCTAGAATTCCGGGTCGCCGGTGTCGGTGGTGAACGTGTCCGGCGTGTAGCCGCTGCCGCCGTTGGCCCACGGGTCGGACGCCGGCGGCGGTGTCGTCTGCTGCGGCTGCTGCTGTTGCGGGGACTGGCCGTTCGGGTTGCCGAACGTGCTGCCACCCTGATAGCCGTCGTGGCCTCCCTGTTTCGTGACCTGCGCGGTGGCGTAGCGCAGGCTGGGCCCGATCTCGTCCACGGTCATTTCGACCACGGTGCGGTTCGTGCCGTCCTGAGCCTGATAGGAGCGCTGGGAGAGCCGGCCGGTGGCGACGACACGCATGCCCTTGGACAGCGACTGGGCGCAATGCCCGGCGAGGTCGCGCCAGGCGGAGCAGCGCATGAACAATGACTGGCCGTCCTCGTACTGGTTGGCCTGCCGGTTCCAGACGCGCGGCGTGGAGGCGATGGTGAAGCCGCACACCTGCGTGCCGGTGCCGGTGGTGCGCAGTTCGGGGTCTGCGGTCAGGTTGCCGACGATCGTGAGGATGGTTTCGCCGGCCACTAGTCCTCGTCCTCCATGTCCTCGATCCAGTCGCCGACGAACGTGGCGAGGACGTGCGCGTCCTTGGCTGCGCTGCTCGCGATGCCCCATGCCACGTCTTCGCGGCGGTTGTGGCAGTGCAGGGCGAGGTCGGAGAGCGCCGCATAGGCCATGTCGGCCACGTCGCGCATGTGCTCCAGCTCGTCAAGCTCGCCGGCGTCATCCGGGCCGTCGCCCTCTTCCTCGTCGTCTTCGTCGTCGATGACGGCGCCGAGCGGCTTCCGGTCGCTGGAGGCGAACATGTCGGCGAGCGTCTTGCCATTGGGCAGCACAGGTTCGACGGATATGAAGGCCTTGGCCTTCTCGCTCAATGCGAGGCCGGCTTGGTCGAGCGCCGTGACGAACAGTTTTGCCAGCTCACCGTCGGAGACGGACACGTCGCCCTCGATGAGGCCGTAGAACTTCTCGGCGAGTTTTTCGGCCATTTCCTTGTTGGATGTCATGATTTTCCTTTCCTGATGTCCCGTTTCCATGCCCATTCGCATTCCGCGCCGATGGTCGCCGTGCTGCGGTCGATGACGAACGCGGCGGGCGACGGCATGAGGATGAGGCGTGGGTAGTCGAGCCGTGAGTTGCATTCGCAGATCGCGTCCAGCGTCTCGGCGATCAGTTCGCCGGGCGTCATGGTCAGGCCCCGTTCGGTGATGGGCCAGATCATGAGGCTGCGGTGGGTGTTCATGGGACTCCTTCGTTTGGCGCGGGGCCGCGCTGGCGTGGTCGACGCCGGCAATGGAGACCACCGGCTCGCACGCCATCGCTTCCGCTATCCACTGACTTCCTGTCGTATGGGGATGGATCGCGGCCGACGTTGACGCGGCCCCAGTGGACGGCCTCGGAATCGAACCGAGTCCCGGCCCTGTGCCGGCACTTGTGCGCCTGCGTGGCCGGGGGCTAACCTGCCCGCCCTATGCGCCGGCGGCCGGGGAACCGCCGACGCTGTTTGAGAGGAGAAGAGATTTTGAGTTTTCGATTCGGGTTTGTACGGTTTTCCTTCCGCCGCCACCTCGGGAAGAGGAGGCAAGACTAGATGGACAACACAAGAAGGCACAGGGCGACCCACAGGCATACGGAGGACACCGTCGTTGAGGGTTTTTCCCTGCGCTTCTGCGCGGTGCCGACGTTGGCCAGCACGAGCACGAGGGCGACGGCGCAGAACGTGATCTGCTGCCAGCACAGGCTCATTCCGATTCGCCTCCCGCCTCTTCGATGAGGCCGATGAGGAACAGTGGCGCGTTGACGAACGCCCACCACGCGGCCAGACCATTGCCCAGCGGGTGCATGCAGGCGTCATGGGTCAACAGCCACGCCAGACAGCAGACGATGGAGACCACCAGCAGCAGGCCGATCGTGTACGGGTAGCGCTTGAACATGACGCCGCCCTTACTTGGTCTGGACGAGCGTGTCAGCGCCGTCCGGGACGACGACGAGCTGATCCGCGTTGGACAGAGCGTCGATATAGTGCTGTTTGAGCACGTTGTCGGTCAGGCTCTCGTTGAGCACGGCGTTGGCGTCGGCCTCGCCCTGCGCCTTGATCTTCTTGGTCTCGGCCTCGGTCTTGGCGACTTCCTGCTCGTTCATGGCCTTCTGCTTGTCGATCTCGGCGGCCTGCGCCTCGTTGTATTTCTTGACGATCTCGTCGCCATAGCGCACGTCCTGCACGCTGACCTGTTCGACGGTCAGGCCGATCTTCCTCCACTTGGCCGCCAGCGCATCTTGCACCGCCTTCGTGTATTCGCCTCGGTTGGTGAGCATCGTCAAAGTGTCGAACCGGCCGGACTGTTCACGGGCCACGCTGCGAAGATCGTTGCTGATGTAGTTCTGCGTGAACGTCTGCTGCTTGCCGTACTCCGAGTACAGGTATTCGGCCGCGCTCGGATCAAGGCTGTAGTTGACTTGGACGTCGATGTCCGCAGAAGCGCCGCTCCTGTCGTTGACGGCGACCTGCTTGCCGACCGCGCTGCCGCCGTCGTACTTGTAATCGGTGTCCTTGTAGAAGTTGATGAGGTTGTTACGGGTGTCGTATTTGATGACGCTCTGCCACGGCGTCTTCCAATGGAAGCCCGCGTCTTCGGAATGACCGGCCAGACTGCCGCCCATGTTGCGGATGACCGCGACCTCGCCCACATCCACGGAGTACAGACATGCGGGAATGAGCAGCAGCAATCCGACGAGGCCCGGAATGAGGCCGATGCCGGCCCCCTTGACGTTGTTGGACAGAGCGACGCCGGTGACGGCGGCGCTGAAGAGCAGCAGGATGATGGAGATGACGAACCAGATCATGAGGGTTCCTTTCGGAAGATAAGGCCCTTTCCCCGTGCCGCGTAGGCTTGAAGCTGCAACACAAACAATCCGCTGCATGCGGGGAAAGGAAGTATTCAAATGGGTGGAGCTGCAAGCTGGGCGAGCTCAGCGGAAACGAAGTTCAAGCAGGCTCAGGCAAGCACTAGAAATGCCTATGAGTCACGGATGACCGAAGGCCTAGCGGACATCGCCCAAGCGTTGTTCCAAATCGACTTACGGCTTGATCGGCTCGAAAAGAAACTGGACGGTCGGGGTTAAGCCTTGCCAGTTTGCGCTCGCTGATGACGTCGTGGCGTATGTAAAGGCTTTCCATGTTGAGCTGTGCGCCACGACGCTCATAGGCGTTACTCATTTCGCCTCCAGCAGTCGGAGAACGTCGCCCAGCTCGCATTGCACGATTTTGGTGACGTAGACGCATGCCTTGTTGCCCAATGCCTCAACGATGATGGGCTGCTCAGGAGTGACCTCGGCGATATAGCCGGCGTCATGCTCGTTCAGGAACGATTGAACGGCTTTGACGTCGCCATCGAAGCTCTCGACTCGCAGAATCTCATGCCGCTCCTGATGATTCGAGCGGTCTGGAATGACGCCGTGTCGGACGGTGTCGGCCCTGAGCTGCCCTTCATATACCCAACGGCCGGCGGCGTCCTCGAAGCGAACGTCATGGCCCGACGGCGCTGCCCAGCAGCCGCCGACGAGGAACAGTTGCAGCACGTCACTCAGCGCGAACAACAGGGACATCACGCCGTACAGGCCCATGCGGGCGTCCCTTTGCACGACGGCCATCACAACCATCGGCAAGCCACAGAGAACCAGCACGCCGGCGCAGACAATGAGGGTACGGCGCTTCATTTTGTCGCTCATTTCGCCGCCTCCGGCACGTATCCGCAGTGGGCACGCCAGCAGCCGTCGGCCATGTCGTGCAGACACGACGCCAAACGCTCGCCATCCGCCAGAGGGAGTGCGATGTGTCCCGCTCCCCCGCATTCCATGAACCGGATTATCGTGGAGGTCTCGGTGACGCTCACGCCGATGCGCGGCATGTCGCTGGTTTTCTCGCCGATCCAGTTGCTCCGGGTGTTGATCGCGTTCGCCATGACCGCCGCCTCATGACGAGACAGTAGGACGATCGCGCCGCCGGCCCCCGTTCCCTCGGCAAGGTTGCGCAGCCACAGGCGGATACGCACGCCGTCCTCGGACACTTTCGGCCCGCACAGCAGCGGCCGGCCCTCGCTCTCCAGGTTTATGAAAAAGGTCGAGTTCCTGGCCGCCCAGTACAGGTCTTTCACCTTCATGACGCCACCCCCTCGGCTTGGGGAGTGTCCACCGGCCACGGGTCGAGGGTGCGGCCCATGAGGTAGTCAACACTGGTGTTGAAGAAGTCGGCGAGCGCCTTGTAATCCTTTGCAGAGAAGGATCGGAGGCCGTTCATTTTGTTGGAGAAAACTTGTTCGCTCATACCGATGGCGAGCGCCACGTCTTTCTGAAGGCAATGACGCATCTCGATCAGTCCTGAGATGCGGGACGCTGGGTTATCACCTTCAAGCGTCACTAATCGTTTTTGATTGGCGTTCATGGTTGCTAACCATATCACGCACTAATCGATTTCGAGCACTCTCGGCGTGTCTTGATTTTGATTCGACATGCTGAGATTCTTGCGCTACTAATCACTTTTGCGTATCATTAAGGGCATGACGGTAACTATGACAGCCCCAAAGGTTGCAGCTAGCCCGCAGGACATAGCGATTTTGAACCTGAATATGCTGATGCAGCTTGAAGGGCGCTACAGAAAAGACCTCGCCGAATACATCGGCAGACGCCCACAGAATCTCTCCCGCATGATGTCAGGAGAGAGCAACTGGGCACTGAATGACATGTGGAAGGCGGCTGAGTTCGTGGGCGTCTCCCTTGACGTCCTGACTGATCCGACTCTCACGCCGGCCAAGGCGCTCAGCATCATCGGCGAGCGCCGTAACGATAACGATGGGAATGGAGGTTTGCCTGTCGTCAATGTTGACGACTTACGCCTAGGTGGCGGGGCATGGAAGACCCCGGCTATGGTTCTGGCCGCCTGATTTTTCGGGCCGGTCGGGATCATAACCCAGAGGTCCACGGTTCAAATCCATGCCCCGCTACGAACGTGGTTATATGGCCGCTGATTTCGGTACCGAAATCAGCGGCCTTTCCGTTTACCGTGGCGATATGGATGAAAGGCGATCAGGCAGCTACGGTGCCCAGGGAAGTCGGCGATCATAAACGTCTCGTCATTTTCATCGCGGATCTTCAGTTGTCTAATCCACGGGAGGCGACAGGCGTGAAGTTTCTCAACGAAGCGGAAGCCGGGCACAAGTCGTATGTTACGATCGACTTCGTGCCCAGCTCCCGTTCTTCTGCTCAGAAGCGGAGTGTGGTTCACCATCCAGCCGACATCATCGGCATCATGCCGCAGCGGGTCAACGTATCGGCCAGCGCATCGTCCAGTGCTTGA